GATTATTTAACACATTTAACATTGTTAAACTTTACTAATTTTATTAACATTTTTTGCACCTGTTATTGTTTCACGTGGAACAACCTATTATTAATGTTTCACGTGAAACGAAGTGTTAACAGTTATTAATTTTATTCTTTAAGATTTCTTAACAGAAAAAATTTGGTGGTTTCGCAAAAAATGCTTATCTTTGCACCGTGTTTAAGAAACATATAAGTTTAACAATTAAATTAAGGTAATTATGAACGAAAATTTTAATGAGACAGTTTTCAACTGTATTACAAGCGTAAACACTTTGATGACTAGTAACGAGGTAGCCAAAGACGATAAGGCGATTATTAAGTTGAACCGCTTTAAGAAATGGCTTAATGAGTTTGCAGCTGCAAACGGTATGAACGAAGTTAAGTAAGTTCACACCACAGTTAACACGAAGTTTAACGTTAAATAAGTTATAAAGTTATGTCAAAAGGTTTTAGTTTTGCTAGTACTTTTAATAAGACTAGTTTCGGTATTGATACAACCGATTTTCCATTTGTTAAGTTGACCGACATTTACAACAGTGATAAAGACGGTGGCAGCGATGTAGTACACCCTATTAACGGTATGTACGTTCACAAATCACCGTTGGGCGATTCACCTGTGATTATTGACGCAGAAAACAAACGTTTGGTTAATTTGCCACAGTTCACAGGTGACACGGTGCGAGAGATTCTCGCAAACAGTGACGCAGTAGCGGTAATTAAAGCCAATAAGGTAGGTTATATTATCTACGAATATGAGTCCCACGCTAAAAAGTGCTACGGTATTACATTCGTGGATAAGTAGAAGTTGTTAGTGTAAAGGTTGGTTTCACAGGGGCGGGCGAATTAAATTTTGTTCGTCCCTGTCTTTGTTTAATTTAAATCTTTCTTAAAATGGCTAAACAGAATCCTATAGGGTTTACAAACAAAACGTTTGCACTTACTAGCAAAGTGCAATTAGATAAGCAAATATTAACTGCTGTAGAATCACGTGGCTATTTGCGCAAAGAGATAGCACGTGTATTTCAACAGGCTAACAGGCGCATTCAGAACGTGGAAAAATCGGGTATCGTTTCGCCTGCTGTTGTTGCCCTTAACAAAGGCAATATAACAGGTTTCACTAAATTCTCTATGCGTCACAGTTGGGAAGATTTAAAGATTGAGTACTCAAAAGCGGTTTCTTTTTTACGTCAGCCAACATCTACGGCCACAGGTACAAAAGAATATGCTGAACACTTGAAAAAAGCCTATGATTTGGACGATAAAAGTTTTGCCCTTATGCAAGATAAGTTAATGGGCAAAATTGCGAGTGTTTCAGATGAGCGTTTTTTGGAACAATACTTAATGCAATATAAAGACTTTACAGGCGAACTTGAACAGGAATCCAAAGACGTTTCAGACCAAATCGAAGATGACGCGGTAAAGATTGAAAATGCCTTAGATGATGCCTTAGAGCAAATCGGTAATGACCCAAACGCAGAAGCATTTATAAATAATGTGGATTCCTATAACACAGATGAACCGTTAAAGCGTATATTAGACGAATTTAAAAAATTTGGCTTATAATGAAAAAGATTCCTTTTGCACTACATACAGAAACGTTCACCCCGAAAGATATACAAAAAGTTTTGGCTTTGGCTGTGAACGATAAGAATTTTACAGGGAACAATAAGGGCGAAAAGTTCTTAAACGTTCCTGTATCTTTTGATATAGAAACTACATCTTTTTATCGTGACGTGGACGGTGAAACATATACCTATGACCGTTACATAAAATTAGGTGGTAAGCAAACCAAAATGGAAAAATGTAGCTTAATGTACGTTTGGCAATTTGGTATCAATGGTTACTGTATTATCGGGCGCACGTGGGACGAATTTATAACTATGCTTAATACAATATCAGACGTTTTAAACCTGTCTGAAAAGAAACGCATTATTGTATACGTTCACAATTTGGCTTATGAGTTCCAATTTTTTAGAGAGTTATTGCAATGGGCAAAGGTTTTTTCAATAGACCTTAGAAAACCTATTTACGGAATCACAGAAAACGGAATAGAGTTCAGATGTAGTTATTTGCTGTCGGGTTATTCACTTGCAAAACTCGGTGAACAATTACACAAATATAAATGTGAAAAGTTGGTGGGCGATTTAGATTACAGCCTGTTACGTCACATCAAAACACCGTTAACACAAAAAGAAATGGGTTATTGTTTGAACGATATTAAAGTAGTTATGTGCTATATACAGGAATTAATCGAACAATACAAAAACATTACCCATTTGCCAATAACAAAGACAGGCTTTGTGCGCAAATATTGCCGTTCCGTGTGCTTTAAGACAACAGACCCCGAAACAGGTAAAACGGTACAGAATTTTAAGTATTTGGATAAAATCCATAACTTAAATATAACAGGTATGGAAGAATTTGAAATGCTGCAAAGGGCGTTTTCGGGCGGTTTCACGCACGCAAATGCAAAATATACAGATGAGGTGATAGAAAACGTGGATAGTTACGATTTTACTAGTAGTTACCCCTATGTGATGGTAAGTGAGAAATTTCCTATGAGTACAGGTGTATTTGTTCCTGTTAAGTCTATGAAACAATTTGAGTTTATGACATCAAAATATTGCTGTGTCTTTGACGTGGAATTTACCAACATCTTTGCAAAGTCGGATAATGAAAACCCAATATCTGTTAGTAAGTGTTTCGTAAAAGAAAATGTTTCAGAAAATAACGGACGTTTGGTTTGTGCTAGTAAAATCTGTATGACTATCACGGAAATAGATTACAAAGTGTTTTCACAGTTCTATATGTGGGAATCTGTGAGAATAGGTAAAATGATTTGTTACCGAAAAGAATATTTGCCCACAGAGTTTATAAAATCTATTTTGCACCTGTATGAAATGAAAACGAAACTAAAAGGTGTAAAGGGCAAAGAGGTAGAGTATTTAAATAGCAAAGAAATGCTGAATAGCTGTTACGGTATGAGTGTAACAAACCCTTTGCGTGATGAAATTGTCTGTGATGGCGAAACGTGGGACGTTGAACACTTGACAGGCGAAAAACGCTTAGAGGTGCTGAATAAATACAATGACAGCAAAAACCGTTTTCTTTTCTATCCGTGGGGAATCTATGTAACAGCCTATGCACGTAGGAATCTTTTTACAGGTATAGCGGAATGCGGCGACGATTACATCTACAGTGATACAGACAGCGTAAAAATAAAAAATGGGGAAAATCATAAAGAGTATTTCAAAGCCTATAACGATTTGGCACAGCAAAAATTGCGTGCTGCCTGTAAGTTCCATAAAATACCATTCGAAAAAGTTGAGCCTGTCACTATTAAGGGAATAGCAAAACCTTTGGGTGTTTGGGACTATGAGGGACAGTACAGACGTTTTAAAACTTTGGGTGCAAAACGCTATATGGTGCAGGAAAAAGGAGCGTTAACGGTAAACGGAAAAGATTACGATTACAGTTTGACGGTATCGGGTGTTAACAAAAAATCTGCTATCCCCTATATGTTGGAAACATTTGGGGAAAACGGAATCTTTGACGCATTTACAAACTATCTAGACATACCTCCATCTGCAACAGGTAAGAATATACACACCTATGTAGATTACGAACAAAGTGGAACTATTACCGATTATTTGGGGACGGTTTCAACTTATGACACAAAGACAGGGGTACATCTAGAACCTACAGGTTATACTTTAAGCCTGTCAGTACTTTATATAAATTATTTAATGGGAATCAGATTAAAGAAAGAATAATATGAAACAGAAGAAAGAAAAGGTGGAAACACCGAAATTTTATTCTTTGTCTAGAATCTTAGCAAAGAACGCAGATTATAACGTTATATTTGGTGAACGTTCAAACGGCAAAACTTATGCTACCTTATTGTACGGCATCAAAGAATATTTGCGCACAGGTAAACAAATGGCTTATATTCGTAGATGGCGAGAGGATTTAAGGGGCAAACGTGCCGAAAGTTTGTTTGCGAACCACGTTTCAAACGGTGTTATCAAAGAACTTACAAACGGCAAATTTAACGAAGTCTTTTACGTTTCGGGCAAATGGTTTCTTTCAAGCTATGACCCAGAAAATAAAAAACGTGTACCTGATAACGTGCCGTTCTGTTTCGGTTTCTGTCTGTCAGAACAGGAACACGAAAAAAGTAGTAGTTACCCGAATATAACTACTATAGTTTTCGATGAGTTTTTAACAAGACGTTATTATTTGCCCGATGAGTTTATGCTGTATATGAACCTGTTAAGTACTATTATCAGACAGCGAAACGATGTTAAAGTGTTTATGTTGGGTAACACCGTGAATCAGTTTTGCCCGTATTTTACAGAAATGGGATTGAAACAGGTGCGTGTTATGGAACAGGGAACGATAGATATTTACAAGTTCGGTGAAAACGGTGCTACCGTTGCAGTTGAATATTGCAGCACGATTGTTAAACACAAAGCGAGTAATAAATATTTCTGTTTCGACAATGAAAATCTGCAAATGATTACGGGCGGTAAATGGGAACTCGCTGCATATCCACACCTACCTGTAAAATATAAGCCGAATGACGTGTTGTTTGTCTTCTATATTCAGTTTAACGAAATGACGTTACAGGGTAATATAATACAGGTGGAATCCTCAGACGGTGTTAATAACTTTATGTATATACATAACAAAACAACACCTATTAAGGACACGGAAAACAGTTTGATTTATTCCCTTTGTATGAACGGAAAACCAAACTACAGGCGCAAATTGTTATCTACAGCTAGTTATGTAGAATCTCAGATAACGAAGTATTTCGCAACCGATAAGGTATTTTATCAGAATAACGAAATCGGTGAAATTGTGCGTAACTACTTAATGGCTAGTAGTAGAAGTAACATTATTACTTAATATCTGTTAAAACAGGGAAAAAGTGTTTCACGTGAAAACATTTTCCCTGTTTTATTTGGTAGTTTCAGATATTTTGTTTATCTTTGCACCATTAAATAACAAAGTTAAACTTTGCTATATGGAAGTAAATGAAATAGTATCGTTAATTAGTAACGTTGGTTTTCCTGTTGCTGTCTGTATCGCCCTTTTCTTTTATATGGAAAAGCAAAACGAGAGACATCAGAACGAAACCGACAAGTTAAATGAAACAGTACAGAGTAACACGAAAGTGTTAACAGAACTTTGTACGTTAATTAAAACACTTGTAAAGTAATGAAAAAAGAGAATCTTTATAACTTGTATCAAGCACAGGTAAAAGACAAAGATACAGCCTTAGACACGTTCTTTCAGCGAGTTCTTTGTATGACCTCAAAGATGTTTGAGTACACAGGTTTACCCGATTCGATTACACAGGTAGAACTTGAAAAGATTCTGCAAACTAGTGGAAACGTAGGAATCGCAAAAGTTAACGGTGAACTGTATGCACTACAGGGAAACAGGGGTGGCGAATGTGATGCGTATTACAGGGGAAAAGATTTTATTGTCGCAAATCCGTGGTTAAAGTTGGATAAAACTTACAAAATCGATTCCGATATTGTCGTTATCAATAACACACCGTTTGCGGATTCAATTCTCCCTGTTATCGGGAAATATGGTGTACTTTACACAGACGCAGTTATAACTTTAAATATGACTAGCGTTTTAACTAGAATCACTATGCTTATATCTGCTAGTGATGACAAGACGAAACAAAGTGCAGAATCTTTCTTGAAAAAGATTTTGGACGGTGATTTCTCAGTTATCGGTGAAAATGCCTTTTTCAAAGGTGTTAATATGCAAACCCCACCGACACAGAGTAACCAACAGATAACACAGCTTATAGAACTGTTGCAGTACTACAAAGCTAGCCTGTTTAACGATTTGGGTTTGAACGCAAACTATAATATGAAACGCGAGCGTTTAAATACGCAAGAGGTTTCTATGAATATCGATGCGTTAATGCCTTATGTTGATTCAATGTTAACAGAACGTGTTGAGGGTGTTAAGCGAGTTAACGAAATGTTTGGCACAGACATTACCGTTACTTTGGGTTCTAGTTGGAAGATTGAGCACGAAAATTATTTATCGTTACTCAAAGCAACAGAAGATGGGCACGCACACACCGAAACGGAAGACGTTGACCCTGTAACCGAAAACGAAAATGAGGAAACAGAAGAAACAGAAGAAACGCAAGAAACAGAAGAAACGGAAACAGAAACAGAAGAAACAGAAGAAACAGAAGAAACGGAAACGGAAACAGAAGAAACAGAAGAAACAGAAGAGGAAAAGGAAAACAAAGATGAAAATTAAAGAATTTTTCACGGTGGATAACGGTTTGTTTGAAACCATTTTTGAACCTAATTTTCCTGTTTTGTACAAATCAATTTTCGGGGAAGACACACCAAACTTAATCGATATTGATTTGCGTTTCAAATATGGAAATAGGGAACTAGTTGACGCTATCACAAACGAAACTGCAACAGATATTATTAAAGGTATCATTACAGTTAAGTTTGACGAATGGCAAAAACAGATTCAAGTGTTTAATAACGAATATGATGTGTTAAATCCTGTGACATCAAAAGAAACCGTTACAGAAAATAATACGGTTGATGAAACAGGAAATAATAACACTATCGATTCAAGTGTAACTTTTAACAATGGGGATTTTGGCAATGACACGAAACAGCAAAGAGACTCCACAGGGAACAGACAAGAGACACGCACGAAGACAAGTAGTAAAAGCGGTATTCCGTCTAGCGTTCCTGTTAGTGAAATTATTCAAAAAGAAATGAATCTCAGAAAAACCAACTTTAAAACACAGGTGGTAACAGAGATTGCAAAAGAAATTAGTTTAGATATTTATTAATTCTTAAATTTTATATAAAATGAAAGTAGAGCAAATTTATACGCTTATTAATAGCGTTTCATCTGAGGTTTTGGGTAAAACCAATTTGGTACAAGAAGACCTCGCAGGTATCGTTGATTTGGGCAATGAGATTTTTAATCAAAATGCCCTTGACAATTACGTTAAATCACTTGTAAACCATATCGGTAAGGTGATTTTCGTTAACCGTCCATATTCGGGAAAAGTTCCATCTGTTTTGATGGATGCGTGGGAATTTGGTTCTGTTTTGGAAAAGATTTCCGCAGACGTTCCACAGGCTGAGGAAAACGACACGTGGAATCTTACAGACGGTAAAGAGTACAAACAGGACGTTTTCCACAAACCAACCGTTTCTGCTAAGTTCTTTAACTCAAAGGTAACTTTCGAAGTTCCTGTTTCTATCACAGAAAGACAGGTTAAGGAATCTTTCAGCAGTGCAGCACAGTTGAACGGTTTTCTGTCTATGATTTATAACGCTGTTGAGAAATCAATGACGATTAAGACAGATGCGCTTGTGATGCGTACCATTAACAATATGATTGCAGAAACTTTGGACGCAGATAAAGCCGCATTTGGTTTTGATGCATCTACTCACGAAAAAGTGGACTACAGTTCTGCTAGTACTGTTAGATGCGTAAACCTGTTGAAACTGTATAACGATAAGACAGGCGCACAGTTGACAGCAGACGCAGCAATTACTACACCCGATTTTATCCGTTTTGCAGCATATACAATGGGCTTGTACTCAGACCGTTTGCAGACCATTTCAACCTTGTTTAACGTAGGTGGTAAGGAACGTTTCACACCAAAGGACGTTTTGCACACCGTTCTTTTGTCAGATTTTGCAGCAGCTGCAAAGACTTATCTGTATGCCGATACGTTCCACGATGAGAACGTTCTGTTACCAAAGGCTGAGACCGTGGCAAGTTGGCAAGCTACAGGCAAAGACTATGCCTTTGCACACGTTTCAAATATTGATGTGAAATCGGCTAGCGGTGCAACCGTTTCTGTTAGCGGTGTACTCGGTGTTATGTTTGACCGTGATGCACTCGGTGTTACTAACTTAGATAAGCGAGTAACAACAAACTATAACGCAAAGGCTGAGTTTTTCAATAACTATTACAAGTTTGACGCGGGTTATTTTAACGACACAAACGAGAACTTTGTAGTGTTCTTTATTGCCTAATTTGGGTTGTTTAACTGTTGAGGGTGTTTTCCTGTAGTTGATAGCACAGGAAACACCCTTTTAAACTTTAAGGTATGATTAAAATTAAAACTTTCAACTATGACGGTAAACCAAACGAAGTAAACAAAACCCTACAGGAAAACAGCGAGTACACAGGATTGTTAAATGCTAGTTTCAACGTGTTAACACCTGTAGTAAGATTCAGAACTCGCACACCTGTAACGTTTAATTACGTTCATATCGAAAGTTTAAACCGTTATTATTTCGTGAAAGAAATTTCGCAAGATGGTGATTTATGTACGGTACGTTTAAAGGTTGATGTACTTTTCACCTACAAAGATAAAATACTCGCTAGCAGTGGAACGTTAACACAGGGTGAAAACGTTAACAAATATCTTTCAAACCGTGCAAACGTGGTGGACGTTCGCCCGAATGTTAGAAAGTTAGATTTTCCTAATAAGGAACTATTGAACGAAACAGGTAGTATTGTAATGGTAACTATAAAAGGTAATAAGTAATGGCAAGTTATAAAATTAATTATCATCTTACTAACTGCAATTTAACAGCGGCTAGTAGTGAAAATTACGACACAGACGGTAATATTATCGACTTTTGCGGAAAAGCGGTGGACGGTTGTTATTTTTTGCCAAATGACGGTGACAATAATTACATTTCACGTCTGAATAGTGGAAGTACAAAAGTAACAAAGTTTAACCTGTCACGTGTTTCTGCTAGTGACGATTCAAAGGTTATTAGCGGTAGTATAGATGGTATTTCGTCAGATGGCAAATACTTTTCAAAGCGTTTGACGTTTAGTGATTCCAATACAGGCGAAATGGAATGTTACTTAAACGCACGTGGAGGTGAACCTACAGTTAAAACGCTTAATATAATAAATAACGTTTCGGGTACAAATGCCGTTTCGGTGCAAAATGGTGAAAATTTCGATATTACGTTAACAGGTGACACAGACGGAACTTTTACGGTTATTCCTGTAGTTACTTATAAGAATAAGTATAATGAAGCGTCACACGGAACGATGAACGTTAACGGTAACGTAGCGACATTTAGTGTACCTGTAAAAACAAACGAAGAGGTAACAATAAACGGAACGTTCACCCCTGAACCGAAAGAGTTAACAATAACAAACCACGTTTCGGGAACTACTGCAAACTATGTGCAAAACGGTGAAAATTTCGATATTACGTTGACAGGTAACACAGATGGTAGTTACCCTGTTGTACCTGTAGTTTCTTACAGAAACGAAAGCGGAACGGAAACAACAGGAAATATGAACGTTAACGGTAAAATAGCGACATTTAGTGTGCCTGTTGCCACAAACGAAACCGTAACTATTACGGGTACGTTCACACCCGAAACACCACAGAAAGACGTTCCTGTTACTTATGCGTTGACAAATTGCACCGTTTCACCACAGCCACAGACAGTTAAGACAGGTAGCACGTTAAATTTGACCGTTACACCGCTTACAAATTACAAATTAGATTCATGCAATCTTATTTGGAATGATGGAACGAAAGACGTTACCATAAGTGTTACAGGTGGTGTAATTTCGTTCCCTGTGCCCGATTCCTGTGTGTCTATAAGCGTTAAAGCGGTGGCTAGTATAATAACACCTGTTGGAAGAAATTACGGCGCTATAAACGTTTATTGCGTGACGCTTGACAATTTGGACGCATTTTCTAAACAGCGTTTCTTTGAGATAAAAGACGATACACAGGGAATCTATGAGGAGGTTAATTTGGGAATCTATGTAAATCGTATCAAACGCATTTTTACAAACGTTCCTGTATCGGGTACAGATTCTTTGCGGTGCGGTAACTATAACACAGGTATAACGGTACAAACCCCCGAAAAGGACGTTATTTTGCTAGATTTTGGTGATGTAACGTTAACAGGTTTGAACGGTGATTCGGAAGACTATAACGCACAAATTTCGGTATTTATTCCGTGCCGTGGCTTTGTTGCTGTAGATAGTAAGTATATCGGTAAAACGGTAAACCTATCTTTCAAAGTGAACGTTATAACAGGTGATTCGGTTGCGTTTTTGTCCTGTGATGGTGTTGTATTTCAGTTAGAAAGTTTTTCTTTGTCACGTGATGTTATTTACAAGACAGGTACAACAGAATTAAATATCGTAGGTGGTACGCAATGGGACGAACAAATCTTGTACGGTTTAGAACCTTATGTTATTATCACACAGAACACTACAATAAATAAGCCTGTGAACAATACACAGGAATCCGTAACAATCGGGGACGTAACAGGCTACGCACAGTTTGAAAACGTAGATTTGAACACGGTTAATTTGTTGGTAGATGAGTATAACACCATTATTTCAGAACTTGAAAACGGTGTTTATCTATAAAAGAAAAGGGACGGTAATAAATGCCGTCCCTTTTTCTTATTTGCTATAAAATTCGTTCATTAAACCTTTTTGCATAACTTATTTCTTTTCTAAGTTCATAATCTGTTGACGTGGTTTACCGTTTCGTGGTGCTACCGAAACGTGATACCAAAAACTTTTAGAGCCTTTGCGGTGTTCTTTAATAAGTTGGTCAAAATCACCTGTTTCTATCAGAACCTTTTCCAAAGATTCCATATCAGCACAAATCAAATCAGCGGCCAAACCCTTTTGGTGCTGGCTGTTAGAAACACCCCCTACAGCCTTATTTAAAACAGGACATCTAAAACCGCTAGAAATCAGAATCGGTTTACCTACCTTTTCACGGATAACATCCAAATAATCGGCTAACTTATTCAAGTTATCCACTACCTCAAAAGATGGGGTGTTATCAATCCCCAAACGTTTTGCGGTTGCTGAGTTTAAGAACTCAGACAAACTAAAATACTTAATCTTTTTCATATTTCTTTTCTGTTGGTGAAATTACAAACCATTTACGATTATCTTTGTGTGTCGGGAATCTACCTTTAACAGTTATAGAACAATCCCCCGAAAGATAGTCTATTTTGTTGTTAAAGAACTCGCTTACTTTGTCAGAACGTACCATATAAACGGTAACGTTATTAACCTGTTTTAAAGTGATTTTAAAATAACTGTGTTCCATATTATATGTATTTATGCCTGTGAGTGTTACCCCACAGGCTGTTAATATTAACCGATTCTTTTTGATGTTTGAATCAGTTGTAAGAATGAACTTGCATCTTTGCCCAATTTATTGCAAAGTTGAGTAACACAACACCCATATTCATTTATATAGTTCAAACTGTCTTTACTCTCAAAGATGGTATAAACATCTTTGGTTAACTTTGGCAAACGGTTATGCTTAATACAATTAATTTCGTGTTCATACATTACCTTTGCAGCGTCTGCAAAAACACCTGTTACAGTTTGGGTTGTACGTGATGTTTCACTTTGTACACGAACACCGTTAACACTTACAACTGTTTCAAATTCCAATGTAATTTCATACTTTGCCATAATATACCTAATTTAAAATGTTTAACTTCTGTTTCTTAATCACGGTGCAAAGATATAACAATTTTTCTAAGCCACCAAATTATTTTAGTTAATAGTTCTTAAATTAAAATTTTTAATCTTTTTAACACTTCGTTTCACGTGAAACATTAATAATAGGTTGTTCCACGTGAAACAATAACAGGTGCAAAAAATGTTAATAAAATTAGTAAAGTTTAACAATGTTAAATGTGTTAAATAATC